AGTTCCGCCCGCAATCCTGTTTCAAGCCCGGTAAATTCCGCCGTCATCTCTACCAAAAACTGCCATGTTTCGGCATAACCGAGCGAACAGGTGTAGAGCGTGTCGTACACGTTTTGCAGGTCAAGCGTTTTGCCAGTCGCCGTGTCAGCGACCTCCGAGCGGGTGAAAATGTCGGAATTGAAAACGGCGGTCTTGCACTGGTCGGTGAGATGTTCTACATACTCCTTTTGGAAGGTAACTACGTCAACGGCGGGGGACTTGAAAACGAGAAGTTTGTCGAGGTCTAAAAGGTCTTCGCTATCCTTTGGCAGTTTTATGTAAATAACGTCTTGCGCCGATGAAATGGACGAAATGCCCGTGCCGTGACACGTTGGGCAAAGCCCGCCGTTTGCCTGTTTCCCGTTTATGCAGTCGTGTTCTGGGCATTTCGGCGCGTACTGCAAGCGGTGAGGGAACACCTGCTGCGTCATTGTAATATCCAGTTCGGAATTGACCTTGACCGACTTGCGAAGGAAAGGAACGGCAGCCTCATAAGGAGTGACGAACGTTTGCCCGTTCGTCCAGCCGTCGCGCAAATAGCCCGCTTGCTTGGCGGGTACGCGCCCGGCGTTGTGCGGCGGGTAGAACTGCAAAAAATACACCTTGTCGCCCGTGCGAAGCCATCCGCCCGTATCGGTGAACGTGTATTTGTCTTTTTCTGTGCTAAGGGGGATTCCCGGCGTGTCGCTCGCTACCTGCGTGAGCGTGAAGGATTCGTTTTCGAGATAGACGGTATATTTCTTGCCCTTGCCCCTTGAATTTGATTTTGTCGGCAGGGCGATTTCTGTTTCGGCGATTAGGTGTTGGAGAACGTTGTTTTGATATTCGTAATCTACCGCCTGTTTCGAGTAAACCTCAAAGGGGTACGGGGCGGCGCGTTCAAAGCGGGCATCGAACGGCGCAAATTCCACAACTATAAAAGCGTTCGGGTCGGTCTTGTTGATTTCGAGCCAGCGCGTTTGAACGTAATTGTCAAGGCTTCTAATGCCCCAAAATATGTCCAATCTGTTTTGCAGGGCTGCCGTTTTTTCGGAAAGGTCGGCTCTTTTATCCTCTGCTGAATGCTCCAGAACCCGGCGAAGTGGGGCGCGGGGTACTTTGTAGAAAACGTCCATCAGGTTATGCACTACGGACGTTACGATGTGTTCGGTAAGTGCTTTGCGCTGCGAAAAAGCGTCGTCGTCTTCACGTTTGACGTATTGTTTTAACAGGTCGTCGAGGCCGTCGCCGGTTGCGAGTTTGCGGTATAGGTCGGCGAGGTAAACGGTACGCTCGTACCATGTGTGCCGATAGTCTTTAATAACCACCTGCAAAAGACGCTCTAATGCTTGCTCGCGTGTTGTCAAAGTGTTTGCTTATATGCTTAAAAACCGCTCAAAATCGTTGGCGGCTATGGTTGTGCAAAAATAGTCAAGCGAATCGCTGCAATGCCCGTATTTCTCGAAAGTCTGCCCCGTCACGTCGTCCTTTGCCTTTTCTTTCCACTTTAAACCGTTCTGGTCTTGCTTCAAATAGGTGAGGTCAACGATGCTCTCTTTGCAGTTCTCACCTATCAAAATCCGGTACGCCGTTTTCCCGTCGAACATATTGTTTATGAAGTCTCTGCGCTTCAAAACGGGCGGGTTTCTCCGTTGCGTCCTATCGCTCGCGTTGTTCATCCACCTGCGCAAAACCCGCGTAACGATTTCATAGTCTGTCACGTTCGCCCGCGTGTCCGATTTATGCCCCGATGCGTCGCCGTAGAAAAACACGCTTTCCATTTTCGCTCCCCACTTCGCCGCTATCGCCTCGCAAAGCCTTTCCGTCGTGTTGTTCGGGTTTGTAAGACAAAATTCGTCAAACTGCCTCAACTCCGTTTTGTCCCCTACATTCTCTACCTGCCAAAGACAAGCCGTAATGTACGGCACAACGTTTTGGTCAAAGGTTATGTGGACGGGCAATCCCGGTTTAAACTCTACTTTTCCGATGTGCCGCGCCGCGCTGAAACCTGAATAAAACTCCCCACCCGTGCGGCTGAAAGGGTTTGCGTAAATCAATGCCTTCGCCCTTTCCTCCGAATTGTTGTCGAGCATCCCTTGAATGTACCCGCCCGGCAAATTGTGTTCGTTGTGCCAAGTGCTGCTTATTGCCGCACACTTGTCTTTAAACTGCTTTTGGAAAAAGCCCGTTTTCGAGTAGATGCGCGATTCGATTTCAGCCCGGTATGTGTCAAGTTCAAACCATTCGTTCAGCCATTGCACTTTTGCAGGGCTTGTCAGGATGTAGAGCGGCGTGTGCGCGTCCCTGCCTTCCGTCTCAACAAGCCTCCCGTTTTCAAAACCCATCGCTGACTGCCTCAAGCCCCTCAAAATGACCTCCTTAACGTCTTGCTCCCGCGTGTCCTTTGTTTCGTCCAGTATCGCCCACGCGAACTGCTTTCCGTCGTGCGCCTTCGCGTTGTCCAAACTGCCAACAAAAATGACCGCGCCGTTGGGGAAACTGATAACACCTGAATAACTGTCGAAGTTATGCCCTTCCGTTTTCCATCCCTCCAAAGGCTGCTTTCCGACAATGTAGTTTACCCCTTCCTTCATCCCGAAATAGTTTTCCCAAACCTCCCTTACCCGTAGCATCGTGGCAAGGTTAAGTTGCCCGTATGTATTCGCGCCGATGAATCCCTTTGCCTTTGGGAAATTCGTGGCGTAAAATGCCGAAATGATGCCCGCCAAGTGCGTTTTTCCAGAGCCAACGCCGCCCAAAAAAAGGTTTATCTTTTTGCCCGACGTGCAAATGTACCGTTGCGGCTCGGACAGCCTTAGCCCCACGTCTCCCATTTTTTAGCATAATGTTTGCCGTCACAAAAAAACACTTAATTTTGCAACCAGCACAAAAAAAGTGCCGATATTTTTATGGCTTTGATTCAGTTGCCCTTAGAAACCAATTCTTTCGAGGGGAAAAGCGGGAAAAAATACATCGTGCAGCCCGACGTTTCGGTTTACCGTTTCCAGAAGTTCGAGCAACTTCAAATTGAGGCGCAACTTCTGATGTCCGTTTCCGGCTTTCACCAAGAAGTGCGGAAGATAAGGGAACTCATGGAAAAGCCGCAATTTGCCAGCGCGTCGAGCGCGGTCGTGAACCTCGAAAACGGCACGGCACGGGCAATGCGGGGCGACCCTTCGCCGCTTCTTTACATCGCAACGCTTTTCATTTGCACCGACGACGAACCGCAAGACGCATGGAGCGAGGCCGCCGCAATGGAGAAAATAACTGATTGGGGGCAGTACGCCGCCTCTTTTTTTTTGACATTGGCAGCGCGTTTCACGGCTCGCTATATTCAAGACTTCAATTCAGATTCCCTGAATACTTTGCTCCAAAAGGCGACCGAGAAAAGCCCCGAAGAGGCGATGCCGACGAAGGCGAAGAAGAAATAAAGCCGCACTTTGTGGCCGTTTCTGAAAACGAGGAAAGTTGGACGCACTTGAAAATGGCCGTTGCTTCGCCCTCCCTGCCGTTCGATTCTATTAACCGCCTCAGCGTGTTTGAGTTTTTCAGCATATTAAGGCAAAGACACTCGCAAAATGAATCCAAAAAATAAACTTTTCATCTTTGAAGGTGACGGCATTTATTTAGGATGCACGGTTATTGCCCGCGCTCCGAACAAAAAACAAGCCGCAGAAGCAATAAAAAAGCAACTCGAAACACACCACCTTTTTATCAAAAATTCAGATTTCGAGCAACGAACGAAACAAATACCCCAAAACCAAGATATTGTTTACTTTGACAACGGTGACTACTAATGATAGAAACAGCCGCTAACCTCATGGCCGAACGCTTGCGGGAACTTTCGTTTCTCGAAACCGTGTGCGGCCTTGCCGTGCCTCAAAAGTTCAACGACGGCGGAACGGTGAAAACCTTGCCAGCGTGTGACCCGTTGACCGGAAAAGAAAGGGTATGGCTCGTTCCAGAGAGCGAAAAAAGCAGCATCGCCTATTTTGAAATGATTTCAAATCGTTCGAGCGATATGCTGTCAGCCGACAGGGGCTGGATTTACGACGCTGTTTTGCGCGTCGTCGTTTGGCTGAACAACGACCGCCTTTCGCCTCAATACTCTACCCCGTCGGCGATGTCGGCTGTTTTGTCTAAGTTGCAAGGCAGGTATTCAGATTTCCCGCCCGTTCACAATCTGCGGGTTTGGGCGCAAAGCGAGCCGATACGGTCGGTTGATGCTGTTTTCGGGAAATGGACTTACGACGAATCGGAACTGCAATACCTCATGCCGCCCTACGCTTATTTTGCCTTTGACTTTCAGATTTCCTACGTTGTTCAGGCGTTTTGCCCGATGCCTGTGGCGGTTAAAGAGCCGTGTTGTTAGAACCTGCCCTTACGAATTAAATAAATATTTTGATTCAATGTGAGGTTTTTAGAACCCTGCCCCGAACGATAGTCATTAACAGCGTGGTTGAAAAGCGTTAGTTTCGTTTCGGTATCTGTCATAAAATCGGAGTAGATGCTTTCGCCTAAGTCCTTTGCGGAAAATTTCATACCGTCAAATTCAAATTGGTGTTCATAAAGCGCCTTAAAATCCTTCTCTCTTGTTTTTGACGTTTCGGCTATCTTTAACAGACACTTCCAAAGAAAGTCTTCGCAGCACTCATTGAAAATTGCCTGTTTTGACGCTTTATCCAAAAGGCCGTCAAAGTGATGCGTGACCGATACTCCCACACCCTCAAAGGAAAATGTTGCCGAAACCGATAGTTTTATTTTGCTCATGCTAACAACTTTGGATTTTCAACTCTCCCTCCAAATCGCCGTTTTCGCGGCGGTGTTCTCTGAAATACTGATTCGAGAGGGGAATTTGTTTGAAAGATACGGCTTTTGGTTGGACAAATTGCCAACCTTTTGGGCAAAGCCGCTTGGTTATTGTGCGGCCTGTTTTGCCGGGCAAATAGGGTTTTGGAGTTTTCTTGTTTTGGAGTTTGAGTTTGGTTTAGAATTTGCCGCCCGCCTCGTTTCCTTTTCCTCGCTTTCTATTCTTTCGGCTTTTCTGCTTTCTGCTCTGATTCGGGCGGCGCGTCGTCAGTAGGCGGGCGGAATGAGATTTCGATTTTGGGGAGGAGTTTCTCAACGTCCTTTTGCAGCCCTAAATCTATGTTTGTCGGCACTTTCCCCAGCGTCCTGTCCAAATACATTTCCAACAATTATATCTGTATAACCCTTCTTAGCAGATCTTATAGATGTATAAATCATTGGTATTGATGTCCCTATTCCTATTAATGTTACACCTAATATATATGGTGAT